GTGTTTCAGCGCGAATGCCAGGGTGATCACAAGCATCTGTGCGCTCCCAAAAAGCGATGCGCTCCGCATCATCGCCGCGAGTGTCATAAATCTCGATAAGCGACCAGCCGCCAGCATCGCCAGCGCCGCGAACATATCCAGCAAGCCACTGGCGCGCTTCGCCACTGTTGTCCAATGACGCCAGCTCAATGCGTGATCCATCGTCAAGATCAACACCCTCAATTACGAAATGCAGCTCTTCGTTTGTCATGGTCCTAGTCCTTTCGTTTGCGTTTCCGATTTGCCGACAATACGCCGGCCGCGTAGCATGTCAACAATTAATTTGCATAGATCGCCCGTTAGTCGCCGATTGCCAGCTGTTAGGTCATGAATTGTCACGAATTAGGCCATTAGTTAGGTCATTCTGGCGGGCGAAAAGCCTAATGTTTTCATGGTAGTTAGGTCATATAGGCTATGGGAATATTATGTTTAAAAATGAAAGTTATATATATGGGGCAAAAGCCTGGCCGCAGGCCCGAACGTCGGGCTCTGCAAAATGCCGCGCAGGCTTTCCGTTTCTAGATAGCCTAAATGACCTAACACCATGATTCTAAAGGGGAATTCGGCTTTCTAAATGACCTACCCATGACCTACCATGACCTAACGCATTGATATCGCGTGACTATTCGTGACTATTCGTGACTATTCACTGTTTGTTCCAATTGTGTTGAATTGTGGCGAAACGGCCAGGGCCAGGGCCGGCCAGGCCGGGGGGGAGGGCCCTGCTGGCGTGGGTCCGTATACGAAGGGATCACGCACGAATTTTTTATTTTTAGGTTTACCTGCCAAAGGCACGCATTTTTAGGTTTCCCGGGCGCCCGCTTGCGGCTACCGGTCAAAAGAAGTATTTTTGCAATATGTCGTACTACTCCATTCCGTATGCGCCACGGCGGCTCGAAGCGACCGAGGCGCGCCTGGACGCCATCTACAGTGCTGCCAAGTTAGGGCTGAAGGGCGACACGCTGGCGCTCGCCGCCGGGATGCTGCCGGTCGAGTACCGCCGCCTGCGCGAGTTCGACCCCGCCGCGGAGTTCGCAGAGCAGAAGGGCCGCGCTGACAGCGAGATGGCCGCGTCTACGACACTGCACACCGCCGCCGCGCAGGGCGACGCCAAGGCGGCGCTGGACATCCTCAAGCACACGCACGGATGGGTGGCCAAGCAGGCCCTCGACATTAACATCGACCAGCGCATCAGCATCACGCAGGCGCTGGAGATGGCGCAGACGCGCGTCATCGAGCTAGCGGACACGGCGTACACGGTGATAGAGAGCCAACCCGACCAACCGGAGGAGCAAGAGCATGGCGTCTAAAGGCAAGGGGCCGTCGCTGTCCGTAGGGCGCGGCGAGAAGCTGTCCGTAAGCGCGGGCGCGGGGCTGACGGCCAAGGGCCGGGCCAAGTACAACGCAGCGACGGGGTCCAACCTCAAGGCTCCTGCGCCCAGCCCCAAGACGGCTGCGGACAAGGGACGCAAGGCTAGCTTCTGTGCCAGGATGTCAGGGGTCGTCAAGAACGCCAGCGGCCCCGCTGAACGAGCCAAGGCGTCACTCAAGCGATGGAAGTGCTAAGATGAGCAAGCCAGGTCTGTACGCGAACATTAACGCCAAGCGGGGCCGCATCGCAGCGGGGTCGGGCGAGAAGATGAGGGCAGCCGGCGCCAAGGGCGCGCCCTCGGCCAAGGACTTCAAGGACAGCGCCAGGACGGCCAAGCCGGCCAAGTCGAAAAAGTAAGCTGTAATGCAGGAGCCACAGTACAGCGCACAGGACGAGATGGCGCTGATGGCGCAGCTCTGGGCGCCGGTCCTCAAGGACGACCCGCTCAAGTTCGTGCTGTATTCGTTCCCGTGGGGGCAGAAGGGCACGCCGCTGGAGAACTTCCACGGGCCGCGCAAGTGGCAGCGCGAGGTGCTGCAAGACCTGACCGACCACATCAAGCAGAACAACGGCAAGGTGGACTTCGACACGTTCAGGATGGCGACATCCTCTGGCCGGGGCATCGGCAAGTCGGCGCTGGTCAGTTGGCTGGTCATCTGGATGCTGTCTACCCGCATCGGGTCCACCACCCTGGTGTCAGCCAACTCGGAAGCGCAGCTACGGTCAGTGACCTGGGCCGAGATAACCAAGTGGCTGTCCATGAGCCTGCAAAGTCACTGGTTCGAGGTGTCGGCCACCCGCGTCATGCCGGCCAAGTGGCTGACAGAGCTAGTTGAGCGCGACCTGAAGATGGGCACACGCTACTGGGGCGTCGAAGGGCGGCTGTGGTCAGCGGAAAATCCAGACGCCTACGCTGGCGTACACAACTGCGCGGGTGTGCTGCTCGTATTCGACGAAGCCAGCGGTATTGACGACAGCATATGGTCCGTTGCGGCGGGGTTCTTCACGGAAAACACGCCAAACCGCTTCTGGCTGGCGTTTTCCAACCCGCGGCGCAACACCGGGTACTTCTACGAGACGTTTAACTCCAAAAGGGACTTCTGGCGCAACAAGATCGTCGATGCGCGCACCGTCGAGGGCACCGACAAGGCCGTCTACCAGCAGATTATCGACGAGTACGGGCCAGACAGCAGCCAGGCGCACGTCGAGGTGTACGGGGAGTTCCCCAACGCCGGCGACGACCAGTTCATAAGCGTCAGCACCGTGACCGAGGCTATGGCGCGGCCCCGGATGAAGGACCAGTCGGCGCCGATCATCGTCGGAGTGGACCCGGCGCGGTTCGGGGCGGACTCAACGGTCATCGCCGTGCGCCAGGGACGGGACATCATCGAGATCCGGCGCTACAAGGGCGACGATACGATGGAAACCGTGGGCCGCGTGATCGAGGTCATAGAGGAATACAAGCCCGCGCTGGTCGTCATCGACGAGGGCGGGCTGGGCGCCGGCGTCGTGGACCGGCTCAAGGAGCAGAAGTACAAGATCAGGGGTGTGAACTTCGCGAACAAGGCGAAAAACCCCATGATGTGGGGTAACAAGCGCGCCGAGATGTGGGGCGACATGCGCGAGTGGCTCAAGACGGCGGCGATACCGACCGACAGGTACCTGAAGTCGGACCTCATCAGCCCGGTGATGAAGCCCGACAGCAAGGGGGCTATCTTCCTGGAGAGCAAGAAGGACATGAAGGCCCGCGGACTCTCGTCCCCGGACGCCGCGGATGCTATAGCTGTGACGTTCGCGTTTGCGGTCGCGCACCGGGAATATCGTCCGATTGACCAAAACCGCCCCCGAGGATACTCTATGGGCGGCGCATCCACGTCTTGGCTGGGGTCTTAAAATGCCGCTCGTTAAATCAACAGGCAAATCGGCCTTCCGTAGCAACATCAAGGCGGAAGTAGCGGCGGGTAAGCCAGTGAAGCAGGCCGTGGCTATTGCCTACTCCGTAAAGCGCGACGCAGCCAAAAAAGGCAAGAAGTAGCCATATGGACTCTACAGGGATGATCGCGGCGGCTAAGGTTGCCAATATCGGTGGCCCGACCACCGACAAAGACAGCCGCGACACCCTGGCCGTCATGCGTAGCCGGTTTACAATGGCCATGTCAGCTTACAGCAACAGCCGCGAAGACGAACTGGACGACCTGCGGTTCATGGCAGGTTCCCCCGACAATCAATGGCAATGGCCGGCGGACGTTCTGGCGACACGCGGATCGGTGCAGGGGCAGACTATCAACGCCCGGCCCTGCCTGACGATCAACAAGCTGCCGCAACACGTCCGCCAGGTGACCAACGAGCAGCGGCAGAACAGGCCGTCCGGCAAGGTCATCCCGGCAGACGACAACGGCGACATCGAAGTCGCGGAAATCTTCGACGGCATTGTGCGCCACATCGAGTACATCTCGGACGCCGATGTGGCCTACGACACCGCCTGCGACAACCAGGTGACTTACGGCGAGGGCTACATCCGCATCCTGACCGAGTACTGCAACGAAGACAGCTTCGATCAGGAATTGAAGATTGGCCGCGTCCGCAACTCGTTCAGTGTCTACATGGACCCGACGATGCAAGACCCGACCGGCGCTGATGCCCAGTGGTGCTTCATCACCGAGGATGTGGCCAAGGCCGACTACGCCCGGATGTTCCCGGACGCCGCGCCGATCAGTTCCATGCTGGCGCAAGGCGTGGGCGACCAGTCTCTCAGCCAGTGGCTGTCAGAAGACACCGTCCGAATCGCCGAGTATTTCTACACCGACCACGAAGATGCAACCCTGCACCTGTACCCCGGCAACATTACTGCGTTTGCCAACACCCCGCAGGACAAGCAACTGAAGCTCATGTACGGCGGAAAACCGCTGAAAAGCCGGGTTGTTGACCGCAAAAAGATCATGTGGATCAAAACTAACGGCTACGAGGTCATTCAGGAACGCGAATGGGCCGGGCGCTGGATTCCGGTAGTCCGCGTGGTCGGAAACGAGTTCGAAGTAGACGGCCAACTGCATGTGTCGGGCCTTGTGCGTAACGCCAAGGATGCCCAGCGGATGTACAACTACTGGGTCAGCCAAGAAGCCGAGATGTTGGCGTTGGCGCCCAAGGCGCCGTTTATTGGCTACGGCGGTCAATTCGAGGGCTACGAGCAACAGTGGAAGACCGCCAACACGACCAACTGGCCGTATCTGGAGGTTAACCCGGACGTTACAGACGGCGCGGGCGGCTCTATGCCGCTGCCGCAACGGGCGCAGCCTCCGATGGCGTCCAGCGGCCTCCTACAGGCCAAGGCGGGCGCGTCGGACGACATCAAGTCTACCACGGGCCAGTATGACTCAAGCCTGGGCGCCACCAGCAACGAACGCTCGGGCAAGGCGATCCTCGCGCGCGAGAAACAAGGCGACACGGGCACCTACCACTACGTTGACAACCTGGCCCGCGCGATCCGGCACGTCACCCGGCAACTGGTGGACATCATCCCGAAGATCTACGACACCGAGCGGGTAGCTCGCATCGTGGGTATCGACGGCGAAGTCGGCATGGTGAAGGTCAACCCCTCGCAGCAAGAGCCGGTCAAAAAGATTATCGACCAGAACGGCAACTTGGTCGAGAAGATCTACAACCCGTCAGTCGGTCAGTACGACGTTATGGTCACGACCGGCCCAGGCTACATGACCAAGCGCCAGGAAGCCCTCGACGCGATGGGCAACATCCTCCAGACCAACCCGCAACTGTGGCAAGTGGCCGGCGACCTGTTCGTGAAGAACATGGACTGGCCGGGGGCGCAGGAGATGGCGGCACGGTTCAAGAAGATCATCGACCCTCGCGTGCTGGCCGACGACGACAAGTCGCCGGAACTGCAACAGGCCGAGAAGATGACCCAGGCGCTCAACGCCGAACTGGAGCAAGTCACCGGGATGCTCAAGAACATTGGGCAGTCGATGGAAGCGCAGGAGCTGAAGGTCAAAGAGTTCGAAGCCGAGATCAAAGCCTTCGACGCCGAAACCAAGCGCATCAGCATCGTGCAGGCGTCTATGAGCCCTGAGCAGATCCAGGACATCATCATGGGTACGATCCACGGCATGATGACTTCCGGCGACCTAGTGATGCCGTCTGGCGAACGCGAGCCTATGGAGCCCGACGCGCCGCCGGAAATGGGTATGGAAGCGCCGCCGGAAATGGGTATGGAAGCGCCGCCGGAAATGGGCCAAATGCCGGAAATGGGGCAAATGCCGGAAATGGGGCAACCGCAATGAAAGCCGACGCCTTCATAGGTATGCTGTTTCTGGCGCGCGACGTGGCGCACTCGGTCCACCTGAACACCCGCAGCTACGCCAAGCACAAGGCGTTGCAGAAGTTTTATAGCGGTATTGTGGACTTGGCTGATGGTTTTGCCGAAGCCTACCAAGGCCGTAATGGCCTTATCGGCCCTATAGCCCTGATGTCGGCTAAAAAGACCGCAAACATCATGGAGTTTTTGGCCGATCAACTGGCTGAAATTGAGGCGGGCCGGTACGAAGTGGCGCCCAAAACTGATACGCCACTTCAGAACCTGATCGACGGCATCATCGAGTTGTATCTGGCCACACTCTACAAACTCAAATTTTTAGGTTGAGGTAAACCATGCCAACCGCAGCATACGTCAAATATACTGCGGCCATTGAGCCGCTATTTGAGCAGATCAATTCCGGCACCGACGCC